CCAATTTCCCTTTCTCCCACATTGCCTGCGCACGCACATAGTGCTTACGAGGAATGAGAAGCCTAAGGAAACGGGCGATGGAGGTTTTATCCTCCATGTACCCCCTAGAGTAGGCTCTAAGAGCCAGCTCCAGGCGCTGAGAAAAAGATCTCACCCCTAGCTCCTCTTTCAAGGAGAGTGGGCTTATATTTTTGCCATCGAGATAAACTTGAGAAGCAAAAATGAAAAGCTTGCCGTCTAGCGTTTTCGCCGGACTGACGGGTACGTGCAGATCCTCACAAACCTCACGGTACTTCGCAGCAACCGCTGAGTCTCCCGTAACGTTATCGTCACCGAGGACCCTGTACATTGTGAAATATACAGGATCATGGCCCGCCTTCCTAGCAGCGTACAGCTCCAGTGCATGGTGCACCAGAGCCATACTTGCCCATGAAGACAGGGTGCCCATCGGTTGTCCTCTTCCGTAGCGGACGTATCTGCCGCGGAGTGAGGGAACCACAAGGTCCGAGTCCGGAACAAGAAACCACCGATCAGTCAGTAGATGGATCCATAGATCTACTGTCTTATCAGGGAGGACACCTCGCAAGACGGCCTCGTACAACGCGAGTGGAATCAGATCAGTAGCCGACTTTAGGTCGATACTGTGGTGCATTTCTACACCAGCCCTACTTGTTTGTAGGACATATGAACGGAGGGATTCCTCCTGATTGAAGGTCCCGTCTGTCGGAAGACAGGCGAGAACAGACATCATCCAATCGTGTACCGGTTTCATTAAACGTTGGGTCCAATAGTCCACTATTGCAATAGTTCGGACTTTTCCCGCTGGCTCAGGAATTAACCCAAGCCGCGAGGTCTGAAGTGATTCAGACGGATTTAGCTCTTTGAAGCCGACCTTACCGTGGAAGGTAAGGAGACGACGCCGGGCCCATGAGGTGGACTCCTCGATAAGCTGAATCGTTCGCTCGTCTCCAACATGGCGGGCCCACTCCAGTGGCCAATGCACGGGACTACAGTCCCATGCAAGGGCATCTAGAGGCGCACCCAGTATCGCTACTGAGTGATTGGGGCCACCACGCTGTGGTAAAGACAGGGGTTTGTCCGCCGGAAGGCAGAAGTTAGGAGACAGCAAGGACACCTTCTTCTCGTCCTCGAGGTAACTTTTGATTACCCGAGGCCAGAAGACATACTTGCAGAAGTTTGAAAAATCATCCAAACTCTCTACAGGTATATGAGGATGGGGATCCGTGACTGATCGCAGATCCTGAGCCTCATGTGTCCCCTTAAAAGCACTATAGCTCTTAAGGACACCTTCCATCATCCTGATGGTTGGATAATGCCTCTGCGCGATCAACCTCCGTAACAACAGAGGAATGATTCGGGGCAGACCTGACCGAGCCATCCCAACGGGCTCACCCAGAAGGAACGGATCTGGTTCAACGTATCCGCCGAGCCACTTATTCATGAAGAACAGCGTGTTCTTCATCTTAAGTATAAGGGCCTGAGGCCCTCTGGTCTCGAGGATGCGGCCA